GCCTTTTTGGCGAGCAGATGAACGTCCGACTTCGATACGGGGATGGCTAGGATCATTATGCCGGACTAAGTAGTCACGGCTGTAAGGTTGGCAAGCGAAACTTACGGTTTTTCACAGAATCGGATGCTCTGCGTATCCCGCATTCCTCAACGCCCGTCGAGCAATATCAAGCTGCGGTAGTCGAACCTTGCGCTCAAACCACTGAGGATTCAAGGCCACGGTGAAATCCACAACTGCCTTCTGGCAAACCTCATCGGCCCATTTGGTCAGGCGTTTCACCTTGCGCCATGCAAACTCGAAGTCTCCTTCACAGATCATCACGTCGTTGTGCTGGTAATACCAGCCGTAGCGCCCGCGTCCGCAGTTCGGGACTTCGTTGAGGATGTAGTTTTTCCATCCCATCAACTGAGATTCGACAACGAGGGCTTCTCCACCATCAAAGGACGGAAGCGTCATCGAGCCATCAAACACATACTGTGCGTTGCTGGCATTCGGATAAACGCAGTCACAACACCACAAGCTGCCTTCTTGGATTCGTGGATGTTTCAACCCCTCCGCAATCGTCATGCAGGCGCTTTGATTCCCGATAAACAGCTTGGACGCGGCGATGGCCTTTGCGGCCTCAAGCATGTTTTCGGTGACAAGATACTGGACGTTGCCAAATGCTCGGCAAAACGCCGCATACTCTTCGGGAAGCCCCATGAACAAAAGCCTGTCGCCATAGAACTTCACGATTTTCCCCCATTGAAAAGAATCGTTGTTGTAGCGAGGGCTGCGGTTGATAATCACTCTTTCAGAGAACTTCTTGTCAGGCTCGACAGTCAGCCAAGGCTTTGAGAAGTCTGGCATCTCCTTGATGAAGCCAACGCTTTTGGCATGTGATGCGTGAGCGCCAGCAAGAGATGAATCCCTGCTGTGCCAACCGGGGCGGAATCCTTCAGAAGCCCATTGAATTTCTTCGCGTTTCCAGATGCGAACAGAACCAATATAGGGCTGCGCTTCCAGCAATGGCTTTAAGATGTGAATGCGACTAACAATTCCCTTCGTGGCACCATTGTCTCGAAGATAGTAGTCATACATCCCGCCACGGTGATTGAGTGTTGCTAGAGACAGAACCGCATCACCCAAATCGCCGACCGTCGAGACATTTACCACGTCGTCCCCCTTCAAACTTGGCATCAAGTGGTCAATCAAGCCTTGTTTCTGGTCTTTGTGGAAAAGAACCGCATCGCTTCGGATCAAACTCAAATCACGCGGGAACTCATGTAGCGTAGCGTCACCTTTACTGTCGTAGAAGCCGTAACTGTGCTGAATGAGGTCTGTTCGGCCAATCAGGTTGCCATAGTTGCGGACAATCCATTCGTCAAATCCGCCAGTTGTGAATCCTTCTGGCGCTTGATCGTAGGCATCTGGACCCTGAACGCCGATTCCAGTGTAGTTGTCGAACGGTGGATTGAGGGTCTTGACGTAGAGATACGGCTTTCCAACCTCCTCGTATTCTTCAGTCAAAACCTTGACCCATCCAGCCTTGAGTGGAATGGAGTCAGCCTCGATCCAAATGAAGGGTTTGCCGCGCATTGCTTTAGCGCATTGGCGAAATGCCCAGTTTGCCACCTCGGGGTAACGCATGCCCGGAGGATCATCAAACTTCATCGTAATCACCTCCGTTCCGTCCAGTTCCTTGATGTAACGAATCAGCTTTTCAGCCTGACGCTTTTCGTGTGGTGCAATGTTGAGAACGACAGGAAGGGTCATGGCTAGATTTTTTGATAGATGATGCAGAGTTGCGCCAAACCGCCGTGCATAGTGGAGTCGAAGTCTGGATTCTTCCAGTGCTCCCAGTGAAATCCATCAAGTTCAAGCCGAAGGTCAACAAGGTGCAATCCAGCTTGTTTGCCAATTTCCACGATACGCTTGTAGTCAAAGTGTTCGTGATTTATTGGCTTCTGGCAGCTCACAATGTCCCAAGAGGTTTTGTGGTCCGGGTTGAATCGAGCGGCATGTGGACTGCCAAACTTAAAGTCACGGAACTTCTCGTAGGCCGAGTAGAGCGGGACAAGAGCGTAAATGCAACCACCTTCCTTTAAAACTCGGCTCCAGTTTTGGAGAGCGATTGCAGGGTCCATGACGTGCTCAAGACAGTGGGCGCTGACAATGCAATCGAACGTCTTGTCCTCAATGCTGGCGAGGTATTGAGCGTCACCATCAGGCAAGTCCCACCCTCGAACTGTTGATGGCGGGTCGAGCTTGATAGGGTCAGGACCACACCCGATGTCTAGCACATTGCCCTTGATGAAGTAGTAATCGCCGTGACGAACTCGCAGCGGGTGAGATTTGGACATTTCGTTCATAAACCTTACTGTTTTTCGACCCAATCCTCAATCTTAGCAAGGTATTTGTCGCCGATGTTGTAAAGGCCGTTGGCAAGCAGTGAGAGGACCGCTTCGGAAATACCAATCTCTGCCGCAAGCTGGTAGTTTTTGATGCGTCGATCTTTTCCTGACTGCCGGATGAGTTTGCCAAATTGAATCAAAGTGGCCTTCATCGCCTTGTTGTGATCGCGGAAGGCCCTCTTTGCCTTGGCCTCAAGCTCCGCCACCTCTCGGTCACGGGTTTTTATTTTGGCCTTAAGTTCGCGGAGGTGTATTTTGAGTTCTCGGTTCATATAGGTGGGGAATGCGTGCACCAATTCCGGCTATACGGCGAACATCAAGAGGCACTCGTGCGCGATGCCCTTCGCTTTAATTGCCAAGCGTTCCTTCTTGGCTCAAATTCATCAACAACCCCAACGCTTGCGGGCCGCTTTGCCGCGTTCTCCATCCCATGAAGCAGAGCGGGCGCAGAAACTTTTGTGTCGAGGATTGTCTTTGTCCTTGGTTGGAGCTTTGAGATTGCTGCCGGTTTCACGGTTTAAACGGGCGCGACCCTTGGCGGTCAAACCCGCGCCCTTCGACACAGGAAGTTTCTCGCCTCGACCGACTGATAGTGATGGGGATTTCTTTGCCATGAGTAAATGTGCTTTCTATTCCCGTAAACTTCAAGCGGAAAGACGCTGTTTCAACTGGTATTGGCGCATCTCACTTTGATCGCAGATTCCTTGAAGCAAGTTCTGAGTGCCTTGCGAGGCCTTTTTCACCGCCTCATCAATCATCACGCACAGGTCTTTCTCGCCTTTAAGAATGGCGCGGAAGAAAGGCTCGGGCTTCGTCTCGTCAGGCAGGATGTCGGACATCTTGGACGCTGCGATGTTAATCTTGGCGAGGCTCAACTTCTCAGTTCCGAGACCAATCACACGCTCCACGGCGCTGTCGTAAGCTGCTTCGTAGGCCGGGTAAAGCTCGCCAAGGAACTCATGGTCCTCGAAGAAAGTCGGTCCTTTGATGACGTTGTGCGCCCGATGAGCTAGGAATTGAAGGGCGCGAAGCTGGGTGATGAGAGAGTCCATGAGGGAGAATACTCGAATTTACCGGATCGCAACACGTTCATTCACAGGTCGTGGTTCCTTTTCAGGTAACATCGACAGTCCGGCCATCAGCCGAAAACGATTGCCGGGGTGAAGCTGCTGGAAGCTACGACGCTCCTCGCGGCGTTCGGACTCGGATTTAGGGGTGGCGAGTTGGTGGTTCATTTCTTCTTCGGTTTAACCCCTCGCTTCACCAACCCGCATTTCCCGCACGACTTCTTTTCGCCACGGGTGAGGTGTTGGTAGAAAGCCTCGGTTTCCTTGCCACAGTCGCAGCGACAAAGCCATTTGGAGTTGGAGTGCTCATTGCGTTCAAGGAAGCTGACGACTTTCAGACGGCCAAAGCGACGGCCTTTGAGGTTCTTGGGAGGGTATGCCATTTAGGCGATACTTACGGTAATTTGAGGGGATGGCAAGAGGAGAACCGTGGCGCTACTCCGAACGCTGCGCGTCGGAGAGCTTGGTGTTCTGCGAAAATTCAGTCACATCGTAGCCGAGCATGATCCCACGCCCCATGATGCGGCTTTCCCCAATGTCGATCTTCATTGCTGATCGTCCGTTCCGAATCCAGCACGGCTCCGGGAGACGTTCCGCTACCAGATCACCCATGAGGTGCATTCCACTTTCCCACCGGGTGCCATCGAACTCAGGAACTCCTCCCTCGCGCATACGGCACGGTTCGAGATTTTCGGAATACGCAGAACAAGTCGCTGGTGGACAACCGCCACCTGCGGATTCTTCGAGTTTTAGGGTATCACTCATTTTGCTTCTTCGTTGGAGTCTTGTGTCGGCGGTGCCACAGCTATTGCGTTCTGCGCATGCTCGTTGCCCGTGGTCGGAAAGCCGTATCGCTCGCCGTTCGGATCGGGCAGCAGTTGACCGTTGGCCAGGATGTCGCACACCAGCGTCCGCTCGGGATCGCGCATGTGCTTTTGCGCGCGGCCCAGCAATGCGACGCGGCGGCGATACCATTCCCGCGACTCAGCGACGATCCGCAGCGCGGCCTCGGTGACGTTTTCATTCTCCCGGCAGTGCGGAGACAGCGCCATGCCAGCCTGCACCCACGGCAGCGATTCCCGGCCTCGGGCCGGAGAGACGGCCAGCAGCGCGAGCGCAAGGTCCAGCGCAGAACCAGTCGGCGCAGCGCAACCTCCGGGCGCGGACGCTTCTGGTAGATCGGGAGTCATCGGGTGCCCTCCGGTGGCTGGCCTTGGTTGTTCAACCCCGCATCCACTTTTTCCAAGTAACACTCCTTCATGGGATACTTACCCTGCAAAATGCGGAAGATGAACTGAGGCTGGAAACCAATCACCTTGGCAAGGTGGCTTTTTGACCAGCCTTGCTGCATGCGGAGTTGTTCAAGGGCGTTGATGCGCGTTTGATTGGCTTTTTTTAGCAGTTCGGCAGCTTGGCTCTCAAGATTGGAGGCGCAAACAAACTCAGTGTGAATGAACGGGTGTTGGGACTGGATGTTGGGGAGGTTCATATTGTGTTGCGATTAACTATATGGTGGAGGGAGGGTTGGGTCAAGCGCATAGGCTATAAATTGACTCCAGCGTAAACAGATGTAAACATTTACGCACTAACACAGGCAATTTACGCCTCTGAGCCGCTTTGGAGGTCTTCGGACGCCAAGGCGGCTTCTTTTTGGCTCAGGCTATTTTCCAGCTTGAGGATCATGCGGTCGTTCCATTTAGCTCGTCCAGCCTCCAAGGCAAAGATGTATTGAGGGGTGACGCCGCAGAGCTTGCCGAAGCTGTTGGCACTCAGCCCCATGCGACCACGCATTTCCTTCATAGCTTGGCGCAAAGTTTGTTGGCTTTGATAATTAAGTTCATCAGCTTCATCTCGCAAAGACCACGCATCCTTAATGTTAAGAGCCGTTGGTATGTTGGTTTTTTCAATAAATTCTAGTTTCATCGTGGTGTGTAAACAAACAGGCGGTTTTTGTCGATAGCTTGGTTGATCTGCTGAATGATGATTCTTTCCCCAATTCCGTCGTTTATCATTTGCTGGATTTGAGACTGGACATTCTCAATTCTTTTGGCGTCCAAGTAGAACTCATGCTCGGCATCTGACTTCGAGGTGATATTCTTAGCCCGACTTATGTAGTTATCAAGTAGTCTGCGGTAGCCTGTCAGCAACTCATCCTGCCAAGACGGTTCTGGGTATTCCTGCGCCTTTTTGAGCCTTTCCTCATGCTTGACATACCAAGTGGGCTTCGGTCCTTCGCCAGAATACTCGTCGGGGATGTCAGGGGCCAGATGACGAAATCCCTTATCCTTCAAAAAGAGAAGGTATGGAGCGGTGTTTTCTCGGGTGGCTCCAAACCGATTCTTTAACTCATCCCAAATTTTGCCACAGCTTCGAGAGGTCTTGGACAGGGTTGGCGTCTGAATCTTGAGGTAGTTGGGTAGAAACACCTCCCCAACGCCATGAGGCCATACCCAAGGGTGGAGTTCAGCAATGTCCTTGTGGCAGAACGAGTAGCGTCCAGCCATGCCGGAGAAAATCTCCCAGTTGATCTTGGCAAAACCGATGCAGTCAGCCCTTTCCCACAGAATCATGTGAAGCATCTTTTGGTGCATCGGCATGTCACCGAGTTCCAGAAGGTGATTCGGCATGTAGTATTTCTTAGACATCTGACATCAGTTGCATACAAAGTTGTTTCTGTCAAGAGATTTGTTTATAGGCTTAAGAAGCCCTATTCTGTGTTCTCTTATTAAGCCCTTTTAAAGCCTATAACATTTTTTCTTTCTAGTCCTCCCCATACTCCAGCTTCAGAATCAGCCTAAGCTCATGGATGGCCTTGCGGATGTCCTCGGCCTTGTTCTTCGCCCGGTGGCGGCAGACGCGCTTTACTACACACCCCTCCAGAAACGACAGCTTGTTGGCCTGAATGAACTCGACCGGCTGAATGGCAAGCCCCTTGTAGTGGTCGCCGCCTTCTTGCTGGGAGAGAGGGTTGCAGGACTCGATGGCCTCGACGTGCAGGTCTTGATGAACCTTGGCGTCATTGGCTTTGACGGCGAACCAGACATCTTCGGGTGTAAATGCACTCAATTTTTTAGCAGTGGATACATACCACTCGGAACAAGTAGCAGGCCAAGACATATAGTAATCTGGCAAATCCTCCGGCATCTCGCTTCGATGCCTCAAAACGTAGCCTTCGGGAGGCTGCGGACCTACTTCGGGAATGACAGGCTCAGGCTTGGTTTCCGGGATGGCGTAGAGGGATTTTACCTCAAAGCCATAAAGCTGACCGCCAATGCGACCGGAAGGAACCCATTCTGGACTATCCTCAAGACATTGCGAAGACGACCAGATTAGCGCCCCTTCCGGCACGCAGTCCTTGATGTCCTCTCCTTTGACGAGCTTGTATCCTGCGGGTGGTGTGGGTGTGTTACTCATGCCTTAATCCGGTAAATGTTGCGCTTGGCTCCGTGGAATCCCTCCGATCCTTTCTCAACTGTGAGAAATCCAGCCCCAACAAGGGCTTTGAGGGTGTTGTTTGCCGTCTCCCGTGAGAGCTTCAGCCTGTCTGCCACGTCGTAGATGGTGGCTTGGCCCATTTCGGCAATCACTGCCAAGGCAGCGACTGTTGAGGCGGAGCGGATGTTGTTCTCCATTGCGAAGAATAGGTCAATAATCGTCTTGGTCTGGATGTGTGTCATGGGGCTCAAAAGGATTCTCAGGCACGACAAACCACAGGTCGAGGTAGTCGCGGAAGGTGGGTTGTTCCTTACTCTGGCATGAGGCCAGAAGGAGGCAGGCGGCTAGGAGGGGTTTCATTTCTTGAGTTGCTGGAGAAGGTCGTAGCAGGCGGCTTCGTAGGAGGTTGCGCTGCAAATCAAGCCAGCTAATGGGGCTTGAAGGGTCCAGTATGGATAATTCTTGATCGGTGCCATTGTAATGATGTTGTGCTTAGGATTCTCCTGAAGCCATTGAAGAAGGGATGCGTGGGCTGAGT